ACAAAGCAGATAAATGATTGACCCCGTATCCATAGGTCTAGCCGTAGCGGGCGCTAAAACCGCGATAGGTTACATCAAAGAGGCAATTGCCATTGGGCATGATATTGCTTCTATGGGTAAGGAATTGTCGTCGTTTTTCACGGCGCAAGGAGAAGTTGAAGCTGCTGCCAAAGAAGCGGAAGCAATCCGCAAAGACCCCAAGCGTAATAAGGAAAAGTCTGCCACGGCAATAGCAATGGACTGTGTGTTGAGGGCTGAAGAACTGCGTATAGCCGAGCGTGAATTGCGGGATATGTTCGCTATGCAAGGCAAGCTGGATATGTATAAGAAGATGTGCCAGATCAGAGCCGACATCATCAATTCGCATACCCAAGAGATAAAGGATAGGGAACGCGCCATACGCGCCAAGATAGAGAAAAAAAAAGACTCATACGATATATACAAGATTCAATCTTCACCGTTTTCGTTGTCCTTTTTGTATGCTCGATTTTTCTTGGTTCGGTATATCTGTTTATCATTTGCTACATCAATTGGCACGAAATACATTTTCTGTTGAGATCTACATTTCCAGAACTGTATAGGTGATTTATGAACTGGCAGGACATTCTCAAGGCAGTCATACCTATAGTGGTAGCATCTCTCGCTTGGCTGCTTGGGGAAGTCTCGTCGTTTAATACTCGCTTGACCAAGATCGAGGGCCAGATGCCAGCCCTGATTACCCCGCAAGGTGTTCCGACCGACAGCCCGTTGTCAGCAGAGCATAGGCACAAACTCAAAGAAGATATTTACCGCGATATCCACGATTTGCAGGTTCGCGTCAAACTGATGGAAGAAAGGCAAAAGGTCAAATAATGTTTACTCTGCTTACCACGGTTGTATCTTTCCTGTCTGGCGGATTGCCTAAACTGCTGGATTTCTTCCAAGACAAGTCTGACAAAAAGCACGAACTTGCTTTGGCTCAATTGCAGACTGAGCGTGAACTTGCGCTAAAGAAAGCGGGGCTTGAGGTAGAAGAACGGATTGCTCATATCCAGACCGAGCAGGTGCAGATCAACGCAGATGTATCCAACAACCAGACTGCGTTTCAGGAACGGCAGGCGCTATACGCGCACGACATAGCTATCGGTCAGGGTGCAAGCCAGTGGGTTATCAATCTTCGTGCAATGGTGCGCCCTGCGATCACTTACGGCATGTTTTTCATGTTTGCATTCGTAGAGATATTCGGCTTTGTCTACGCATGGAAAACCGGTGTTGCTTTTGATGTGGCCCTCAACAACCTTTGGGACGATGATACCCAGACCATATGGGCGTCTATTGTGTCGTTCTGGTTTGGAACTCAGGCTTTCGGTAAAAAATGAGAATGCGCGATAAAAGCGTGACAATGCTGATGCACCACGAGGGTGTGCGGTGTAAGCCTTATCAGGATTGCATTGGCTTGTGGACTGTAGGTGTTGGGCATCTGATTGGTAAAACCCTGCCGCCTGAATGGGACAAGACCTTTTCAATGGAGGAAGTCCGTGAAATGCTTAAGAAAGACCTTGCAAGATTTGAAGCAGGGGTATGCAGATTATGTCCTGATGGCCTTACTGCTGGCCGTTTTGACGCACTTGTTTCATTCGCGTTTAATGTTGGTCTAGGCCGCTTACAGAGTTCCAGTATCAGGATGAAGCATAATCGCGGTGATTATGAAGGCGCTGCCGATGGCTTTTTGCGGTATAACAAGGCGGGCGGTAAGGTTTTCAGGGGTCTTGTTAACCGCCGTAATGACGAGCGAGCGGTTTATTTAGGAGTAAAGGAATTTAAATGACCACTGCCTCTGTAATGACTTACGATTCGCTGGTGTTGAATATCCAGCAATATCTTGAACGGACGGATGAGCAAACTATTGCTCAGATTCCTAATTTCATCATGTTGGCAGAGCAGGTTATTGCCAGCCAGATCAAGTTTTTGGGTAATTTGACGGTTGCAGAAAGCACGATGACCACTGGTAATCCGGTGCTGGATAAGCCTGTGCGGTGGCACAAGACTGTTTCCATGAATGTAACGGTAGATGGTCAGCGTCAGCCTATTTTCCTGCGAAAGTATGAATACCTGCGGGAATATGCGCCTGATTCTACGTCTACGGATGTGCCGAAATATTATTCGGATTATGACTACACGCACTGGTTAGTAGCCCCGACTCCGGATCAGGATTACTCTTTTGAGGTTCTTTATTACGAGCGAGTCCAGCCGCTGGATTCAACTAATCAGACTAACTGGTTTACGATTTATGCGCCGCAAGCACTGCTTTACGGGTCACTTTTGCAGGCAATGCCTTATCTTAAAAACGATGAGCGCATACCTATGTGGCAGCAACAATACGATTTGATTATCAACACGCTCAAGCAAGAAGACATTCTCCGCACTGGGGATCGTCAAGCGGTTGCAATGGATAGCTAGGAGTAAATATGTCTTATAACTCGCCGTTTACGGGAAACGTAATCCAGCCGACTGACGTTTCTTTTGAGTCGATTACACTCACTGAGAATACGCAGCTTTTCTGGCCTTTTGACGGTAATGGAACTGAAACTTACGCAGCAAGGATTATGGAGGTTTCTGCTAATTCAGCAGGTCTAGAATTGTGGATGCCGCCTGCTAATCAGGCTTCTGTAGGGCAAGATGCTCTTATTCGTAATGTTGGTAGTTATTCTTTTACGGTCAAAGATTATGATGGGACTAATACCATCATTACAATTGGAACGAGTGCTACTGCCAATTCTGAGTATATTTACATCACTGACAATGGTGATGAACAGGGAACTTGGGGAAGAATCGCATTTGGCGCAGGAACTTCGAGCGTAGATGCTGCGACGCTTGCCGGATATGGATTGGTCGCGCAAAACACTACGCTTAATCAATCTTCGCCCGTTACCACCACATCTAGTAACGCAACATTAACTTCTACTGATCGTGGTGGACTTCTTGTGTGGACTGGTGGCGCTGGCACTATTACGCTTGATGCTGCCTCTACGCTTGGAAATAACTGGTTTACTCAAGTAAGAAATAGTGGAACAGGTCTTTTGACGATTGCTTGTAGTGGGTCTGATGAATTTAACGGCTCTGCATCTGTTGGTTTGCAGCCTAGTGATTCTTGTTTTATTGCCTGTTCTGGTAACTCTTTCTATTCTGTAGGGCTTGGTAGAAACACGCAGTTTAACTTTAGCTTGTTGGTCAAAACTGTTAGCTCTGGGACTTATACCCTTACGTCTTCTGAAGCCTCTAACGTCATTCAGAAGTATGTAAGTAGTGGATATTTGACTGGTAATGTGACGATTATTGTCCCGCCGACCATTCAAGTTTATTACATTGAAAATGCAACTACTAATAGCCCGGGAAACACTTACACGGTAACGATTACCACAAATACTGGCGGTTCTACGGCGAGTTTAACCCCTGGTCAGCAAGCTACGCTTATTTGCGATTCTCAGAATATTCTGAATGCAAATAACGTGATTGCTGGTGCGGCTTCTTATAGCCTACCTGATGGAAATGTAACCTCCCCAGCATTGTATTTTGGATCAGAAACTAATACGGGCGTTTACAGAGCAAGTTCTGGCAATTTTAATATTGCAATTCTTGGCACAAATCAATTTACACTTACATCTTCCGGACTCACTATTCCTAGCGGGATTTCCGGTGGGACGTTTTAATGACTAAAAAAGTCTTTGCTCTTGACACAAAGTCAGGCATACAGCGTGACGGAACTGTTTTAGATAAGCAGTTCTATAACGATGGTGAGTGGGTAAGATTCCAGCGTGGGCGTCCGCGTAAGGTGGGGGGTTATCGTCAGATGACCAACCAAATTACCGGATATTCCCGTGGTATTTATCTGGACTCAGAAAACGGCGTAAACCGCGTATTTAACGGGTATAGCGGTGGTTTACAGCGGTTTGAATGTGACAATAATGGTATTGGTTCAGGGGTGACGGATTACACGTTTGCATCGCATTTTACAGCGTCTGACAAGAATCTCTGGCAGTTTGATGGATTCTTCGATGCTACGGGTGGGAATAATAATCTATTGCTTGCTCATCCGGGGCAAAACCTTGCGGCCATTGACAATACAATCAATACGACTGTTTTGGCGGGTGATCCTGCTGGCACCACCATGTCACCCCTTCAAGATACGCAGGGGACGGCTCCTACCAATGACTATATAGACGTATCTGGCGGGGTTGTAGCCTTACATCCGTATGTTTTCGTTTACGGCAATAACGGGCTTATCAAAAACTGTTCCGCTGGTAACGTATTTGACTGGAATTCACCTGAATCTAACGAGGTAAACGTAGCCAGCCAGAAGATTGTAAAGGGTTTGTCTGTTCGTGGCGGCTCTAACGCGCCTTCTGGCCTTTTCTGGGCGCTTGATTCGTTGATCCGCGTTAGTTATACGCCTACCACGATTACTACTGGTTCAGGATCACAACAGCTTTACTGGCGTTACGACATTATTGGTAGTTCATCTATTCTTTCCAGCCAATGCGTTATTGAGTATGACGGCATTTACTTCTGGATTGGTAGTGATCGGTTTTTTGCTTATAACGGCACTATTGTTGATTTGCCGAATAACATGAACCAGAACTACTTTTTTGACAATTTAAATTACGCGCAACGTCAGAAAGTATGGGCTTCTAAGGTTACCCGTTTCGGTGAGATTTGGTGGTTTTACCCTCGTGGGAATTCTACCGAGTGTAATGACGCTATTATTTATAATGTCAGGGAAAAGATTTGGTATGACGCTGGGCAAGCTTTAGGAGCTTACAGGACTGCCGGATATTACTCTCAGGTCTTTCATTACCCTATCTGGGCTGGTGAGGATTTAACGGAGCAAGAAACCGTTATTACACAAGATATTGATATTACCAATGGTAGTGATGTGATTGTTACCGATATCAGCAATGCTTTATATGTTGGGATGATTATCGTTGCTAATGGAGTTCCGGATGGGGCTACTATTGTCGCCATAGAGCCTAGTGCAACTAAGGGTAAATACGATATTACAATCTCAGATAATTGCATAGATACAAATACGGTATCTGCTCAATTTCAATCTGTCCCAAATCTTATAAGCCTGTGGCAGCATGAAATTGGTACTGATCGTGTAATAGGCCAGAACGAATACGCTGTCAGGTCATCTTTTGAGACTAACGACTTGGGGTGGGTTTCTGGTGGGCCTTCTCAGCCTTCTCCTGTTGGGGAGAATAAGTGGTTACATCTGGAACGGGTAGAGCCTGATTTTATTCAATCAGGCGAAATGGAAATGTATGTTACTGGTCGTCCTTTTGCTCAGTCTGAAGATAAGACTACTGGCCCTTATCCGTTTGATCCTGACACAAATAAAATTGACCTACGGGAACAGCGTCGGGAATTGCGGTTAAAGTTTGTAAGTGATGTGCAGGGCGGGAATTATCAGCTTGGCACGCTCTTGTTGAATGCTGATTTTGGCGATACGAGACCTTACTAATGGCTCTATCGCTTATTTATGATCAGAGATACCATTCGTTTGAATCGTGGTCTTCTCTTATGGTCGAGGCATATGCAGGGCAGCAATTGGCTATTGGGATACCAGAAAACCAGTGGAAAGATTGGGCAACTGGATTGATGGCTATTGATATATTTCAGACTGAAGCATTGCCATCGCCTAATTTGTTTAATGATTGGCGTGATTGGGTAGATGCCATCAGGAATGCTGTTAATCAAAAAGTGCAATAAATTATGAGTATTCAGCCATGATTAATTACGGCGATCTTTACAATAAAGCTGCTTCTAGTTTTGAAAATTTGTCTCAACAAGACAAAATGGCTAGTCAAGGTCTTTATTTGCAGTTTGTAGATGAAAGTGGGAACCCTCATTATGTAAATGCGGCTGGAGAGACTGCCCAAACAGGAGATATGTCTACCGCCGAATTTGCGAATCAACAGGTTCCATTTAACTCTCAAGATTGGTTTAACCAGCAAGGAATAATTCCTGTAAGCGGACGATTTGACCCTAATATTAGAGAAGGCATTCAAGATGCCGTTGCTCAAAAGTATGGGTTCCCTAACTATGATGTGATGCTTAGATATACAACCGGCCCCGGTCAGTATGTAAATGATCCATCATTAGGATTGCTTTGGGTTCCAAATAATAAAGATTATCAATCTTGGAATCGTGATTATGTAGGGGCTTTGAACCAAAGCATAAGAGACCCTATAACCAGTTTTGTTGATAGGGGCGGTCTTGTAGCCGCTCTTGCAAGTGGAATTGGTGGGCTTTCCGGTGCTATAGGTGCTGCTCCTGCTGCTGAAGCTGCTGTTGCTCCAACCTCTATTGTTGACCAGATTGTTAGTAATCTACCCTCTGTATCAACGATGGCTAAGAATGCTGCCATTAATGCAGTTACTCAGCTTGCAACCACTGGTAATGTAGACCCCGCAAAAGTATTGACCTCTGTTGCCACTGGTGCTGTAGGAACGGCTGTAGGAGCAACTGTTGGGCAAGACGTATTATCGGCAACTGATAGTGCTTTAGCGGCTTCTGTAGCTTCTGGTGCTGCTAAAGGAGCATTACAGGCTGTAATTACAGGGGCAGACCCTCTTCAGACTGCTTTGGCGTCTGGAGCGGCTTCTGGGCTTGGTTCCGTCGCTAAAGATGTCGGAATTAATGTCCCGCAGTCTGTTATTAATTCCGTAGTCAATTCTGTAGCGAGTGGAGCGCCGCTTAGTCAAACACTGACAGGTGCCGCACTTACAATTGGTACGGGATTGGCTAAAGACGCAGTACTTGGCACTCAGGCTCCAGCGCCTGTGGATACTGGCGTTCCGTCTATTCCAGATCAATCTGCTGTTCAAGTATCAGCGGCACCGCAAGCTGAACAGCCTGTTGATGTTGCGCTTGATAGTGCTGGTCAACAAACTGTTGCTCAATCGTCTGGTGCGCTGCCGTCTGGGGCTGATCAAGTTGCAGAACAGCCAGCTAATAAAGTAATAGATGTCCAAAATAATCCAGACAATACGTCAACATATACTTTTGATGATGGATCGACAATAACCTCTGATACGAGTGGTAATGTCGTGTCTGTAACAAATGCAATCACAGACACTTCTGCTCAAAATGTAGCGGATACTGGTTCTCAATATCATAATGAATATACCGGAAGCTATGTAACCGATACTGGTCAAGGCACTCAGGTTATTGGGGATTACGTACAGCCTTCTACAACAACAGATCAGTCTGCTGGGGCGCTTCCTACAAGGCTTCCAGTTGTGGATGTAACGGCTAATGCAACAGATAATCCGTACGATACTGGGGAAAATTTAGTTAATAATTTCACCACGACTGCTCCTGTTGTTACTACTACAGTTCCTGTTTCTGGTAGTTCTACGGCATCTTCAGCGGCATCTACAGGGACGGCGGCAAGTAACGCAGCTACTACTCCAAAAGCATCAGATATATCTACTTACATACCGCCTATTCCGGGCTATTTGCGGCCTACAGAACTATCTACAGGCGCTGTTTCTCAGGCTCCTCCGTTATGGGCTGGTATTGACCCCAGACTAGCGCAAATACTGACGCAAAGGGCGGCTCATGGGGGTCAAATTCATCCTCGGTTGATGAAGGTGTTACATGAAAGGGGCGGGGAGTTAGTGCCGGGGCCGGAAAACAGGCTCTACATGCGCCATGCCAAGAGGGGATTTGCGGTAGAAGGCCCGGGGACTGGGCAATCTGATGATATTCCGACCATGCTTTCTCAGGATGAATATGTAATTGACGCGGATACCGTGGCGGCTTTGGGGGATGGTTCCTCTAAAGCTGGTGCGGAGGCTTTGGACAAAATGCGTGAAGAAATCAGAAGGCACAAGCGGTCTGCCCCTGTTGATAAAATACCCCCAAAGGCCAAAAGTCCTTTGGAATACTTGAAGATGGCTAAAAGGAAATAATCATGGCTGGATTGACTGATCCGACACTAAATCCTCTTGCGACCACTACGCAGACGACTTCTACGACTGCGCCTGATTTTTATAATAATGCAATGAGTAATCTATTTTCTGACGCTCAGAAGGCCATTACTTCCGGTGGTGTTGCGGGGCCGAGTGCGCTACAGACTCAGGCTTACGAGATGGCTCCCACCGCTATTAATGCTGGTAAGGACGCCCTCACATCTGCCACAAATATTGCTACAGGTGCTGCTGGTGCGCCGGATATTAATCAGTACCTTGATCCATTTAGGACTAACGTAGTCGATGAAATGGGGCGATTGGGGCAGCGTAATTTTAATGAGCTTCTGGCTCCTGCTGCTACTGCTGGCGCTGCTGGATCTGGTCAGTTTGGCTCTCGTCGCGGGATGCAGGTATACGGTAATGTGGCGCGTGATGTTGCGGCAGATATTCTTGGTAAGCAGTATGGTGCTTTGTCTACTGGATATCAAAATGCTGTAACTGCCGCGCAAAATGAACAAAATATTCAAAACCAGCTTGCTCAGACTCTTGGCAGTCTTTCTGGTGCTGCATATACGCAAGGTGTTGGTGGGCTTGATGTCCTGTCTAAATTGGGCGCGCAGCAACAAGCTACAGAGCAGGCTAAATTAAATTATCCTATGACTGCTTTGCAAAATGCGGCGACTGTAATGCGTGGCTTTACAATTCCAACATCTGTTAGCCAGACAACTACGCAGCCTGCCGGTGTTGGTCAGATTCAATTGTCTCCATTGAGTCAAATTGGTTCATTGATTGGAACTTTGGGAACTGTTGCAAATCAAAAAATTTCAGGAGTTACTGGGGATAAGACACTGGGTCAGTGGCTGGGATCAAAACTTAGCGATTTGTTTGGAAGTCAAGCACAGCCTGAATTTACAATTAAATCTCCACAAGGGACGGATATTACTTGGGATCCAACTACTAAACAATGGCTAGATAAACAGTATGGAATTCCGTATACAAATTACAGTTCTGCTACTAGCGGCAGTGATACAACAACATCAAGTGGCGGTGGAGGAAACATTGATACTGGATCAATTTCAGGTGGCCAAGCATCAACTGGAACAGACCAATTGGCTTACGATGAATTCGGAAATCTTATTGAGTAATAAAGGAATAAATCATGGCCGAACAAAATCCCGGCGCTCTTGCCAGTGTTGTTCCTAATGCTGGTGATCAACAATCTGCCGATACTCAGGCTGAAATTAAAAAGCCTTCTGTGCTTGATGATTTACAATCAGAGAGGGCTAAGCTTTATCAAATTCAAGCTGAGTTGATGAAGCAGATTGAAGAACGCAGCAAGCCTGATCCTTCTGCTTTCTGGGCTGCTATGGCGCGTGGATTTGGTAATCCTGCTACACCTTCATTTGCTGGTGGTGCTGCTGGTTTTGCTGGCAATCTTCAGGCCGCACAAGAAGAAGAACGTAAGCGTGCTATTGAAACGGCGCAGATGCGGATGCAGTTGGCGCAAGCGCAATTAGCTATGAAACGGTCTGATGTTATTGGTCAGGCATTGTTTGGTGAGCCGCCAAAAGAAGAACCAGCGGTAAAGGGACAAATTGATTCTGTTGCTCAGGCTGCTGGAGTTTCTCCTAATGTCGCTCGTGCAATGCCTCCGGACTTGAAAAAGGCCGTGATGTTGCAATGGATGCAAGGCGACGAAAAAGGCGCTATTGAAACAATGGCAAAATTTGCTCAGAAAAATGCAGAAATTCCTGATGAATTAAAAGTATTAGAAAATACAATTAGCCAATTTCCACCAGAGCAGCAACCTTTGGTCAGAAAGTTTTATGCTATGTCTAAGGTGTTTGGCTCTCAAGAAGCTAGGCTTAGGCTAGTTCTTGATATTAAAGATAGAATTGATCAAGGAAAGATGACGCCAAAAGAGGGTAATTCTTTAATAAATTCTATGAACCCTTTGGAAAATAAAACTTTCCCTGATTCTGTTGTTCCCCCTATTGCACCTGCTCCTGCCCCTAAACCTGCTGCTACTGGCGCTCCCACTGGATTTCCGCGTGTAAGTGCTAAAGATCAGCGTCAAAGAGATGCTGACAGGACTCAACTTTTGAGTAAAGAATTGGATCAAGAAAGGCAAAAACTTGCGGCAGCAACTACTCCTGATCAGCGCAAGATTCATGAACAAAACATTGAAAGTATAAATCGTGAACTGCGTGCAACTGGTGTTTCAGAAAAACCTACAGTAGAGATTGCGCCTTCAAGTTTGTCGCCTGAAGCTCAACGTAAACTTAATGCAGAAATTATTACTAAAAATGTAGAGGCCGCTACTGCGCCTTTTAGGGAAAAAGGTAGCTTTATTCTCAGTAATTTTATGCCCCAAACGATTGAGCAAAATAAAGCTGAATTGCGTGAATTGGGCAAAATTGCAAACGGAAATAACAAAGATGTTTTTGGTATTTTGCAAGAAAGTGGATGGATAAATGCTGCTGCTACCGCTATTGCAAAAGGCGTTCAATCCCCTACAGGAAATTATGGAATGCCTGCGGTTGAAGATTTTATTGGAAATTTAAGACTTCCAAGAGAAAAAAGACAGGCTCTCGTAAGGGCTTCTCAAATTCTTGGTAGTCAATTTCTACAAAACGTAAAATCTAATAAAGGACTTCTTGGAGTAAATCCAACTGATAATGATGCAAGATTGTTGCAAGCACCAATGGCTAATGTTAGCCAAACTGCGGCATCTGTTCTTTATTGGACTCAGCATCAAATGAATAATCAATATGCTTACGAATCACTTTTTAATTCGTATAATGATTATTTAAAGAAATATGGTAAATCCGCTGATCCTAGTAATTATTTTACAGATATTAATAGCGGCTATAACAATACCATAAGAAATTGGCGTGGTGGATACGATACTTTGGTAAATAAATACGCGCCTTTTTGAAAGAAAATCATGGCAGAAAAAAAATTATTAGATGATCCGTTGTTTAATGTTGATGCGGATAAAAATAAATCAGAAGATGTTAATAATTTATCTAAAATGGATGACATATTTAATGTAAATCCACGATCATTGGTAAGCCAAAATAATAATGTTCCATCTTCTGCTACTCGTCCAACAATAGAAGATGTTGTTTCTGGCGTTGGGGGTGCGGTTGCTGGAGCCGCTTTTGGAAAGGCTCTTTCAGGTTTTAAGCCGCCTGAATACAGCACTAAAGCAATGGATGTTGCCAGAGAAAATCTTCAAAAGGCAAACTCTGCATTAGAAACAATTAAAGAATCAATAGAGGCGCACAAAAACATTCCGCGGCCTCAATTGCAGGCTTTGGAATATGAATACATTTTGCGTAAAGAGGCGTTTAGGGCTGCTGAAGAAAATTTACATAGGGCTATGGTTGAGGCTGCATCTGTTCCGAGACCTGTTACAGAAAAAGCTATTCAAGCTACGGTTTCTGAAGGATTGGTTCCTACTCCAGAGCAACACGCCAGAGGTTTTCAAGGAACCATGAAAGAAGTTCAAGGTGGCGCTCCAATTACAGGCAAAGCGTCAATGCAAACTTTTAATGAAAATACTGCTTGGCAGGCTCTTTCAAAAGAGCAGCAAGAAGCTCAAATAGCTAACATGGTTCGCAGAGGTTTGATAACTCCGGAAGGAGCAGATCAAATGCGTCTCAGATTGGGTAAATTAGCCTCAACACCAAGCGGAAATGTGATCCCTGCTAATGTTGCTATGGATATTGAAAGCCAAGCATCATCTGCCGCATCAAAAGCCGCATCTGAAGAAGCTATTAGGAAAGCTGAACTTGAAAGGCTAAAACAAGAATTAATTCTTCGTAGGCGTGAAATGGGTGAAGCCAAATCAGCATTTGGCGCAGAAAAAAAACCAATTTCCGCTACTGAAGCAAGGCTTTCAGGTAAATTATCTGATGCGGAAATGAAGGCTAATCTTGCAACTAAAGAATTACAAAGAATTACTGCTGAAGCGCCATCTGAAGGTTTTTTGAAAAAGACAGGTAGGTTTATTTCTTCATCGCCTAAACTTGCTGGTGCTTTGGGTGGCGCTGGAATTGGTCTTTCTGTTGCAGAAGCAATCGACAGATATAACTCAGGGGATAGGTCTGGCGCTGTATTATCTGCTCTTTCAGGTGTTCTTGGGGGTATGTCTATGGTTCCCCCAATAGGCCCAGCAGCATTGGCTGTAAAAGGCATTGGAACCCTTGGTGGGCTGGGTATGATACCCGTAATGATGGCCCATGATTACATAAAGCGTTAACGATTCTGTTCCCAAGCAGCAATAAGCTTTTCCGCGAATTCCAGAAGGTCTATCTCCTCAGTGGGGTAAAGTCCTTCTGGATTTTTGTTTTCGCAGTAGAAGTACACCTGCTTTACCAGTTCTTCTAATTCCATTATGCGTTACCTGCCGTAAGGAATAAGAGTTTACGCATCTCTGTTGCTTTTGCGCCTTCTTCAAATCCGCGCTCGAAACATTCACGTTGAATGATTGAGATGAGTTTGCCCATTTCGGCATCCATGTTGCGGTGACCTCTGTCATACATATTGGAGTTCATACGTACTTCATCCCAATCTATAACAATTTCATCGTCATTCATGTGCGCCCAAGTAAACATAGATCACCTGAATTTGTTTTTGGCTTGCCAGAATTCCAAAAGGTTTGTGAACATTGTCCAGCCGCGAGCAATTTCTGCCTCCGTCCAGTGCTTGAAGACTACGAGACCGGGTACGGTGCGGGAGACAAAAAGATTAGAACATTTTGCCTTATGCACCCCTAATCCTACACGATACGCGGCTAATTGCATCATATGCTCGTCGTAGGCATCGACCTTATCAGGATCGGTGAATTCCTTGCTCTTGATATCCACTACCGCTGGTATATCTGTCGTAAACAAGTCTGATTTGCCGCCGAATCCGAGGTCGTGGGCAAAAGACCTTTCTGCGATCCATTTAACGTCACCAAAATGCGTTAGGAGAGCTTCTCTGACGGCTTTTACGTGTTCCTGATGCCTACCTATATCCCTGCCCTCAAAAGACGCCTGAATCGCAGCGTGGATGTCTGTGCCGGCATCCGCAGCGTCCTTTCCCTGCTGCTTGCTGTCCTGCAAAACCCTGTCTAACCATGCGTCTTCAGATTCCTCTTGGAGTCTTGGTAGAGTGAGGGCTGCGAGGACTGCTTGCTTCTGCAACCACGCGGTAAGGCCGTGTTTAGCGGCTACGTTGATGATTGTGGTCACAGATGGGACTAAGCCGTATTCACGAGCATCGCGGAGATTGGTGTTCCTTTCCTTGCCGTTTTTACCGATAACGGTATAGGCAGGAGCGCCATCACGGTTATACCAGTGTCCAGATTCGGAAGTGTAGCCTTTAACGATCATTTCCATCCTTTTAATTGATTTTGATTGAGAGCATACCCTTCGCCATGCCCCAAATTTGTTTTGTTTTCTTGTCTAAATAGTAAATCTTTTGATACCCATCCTATTACATCGCCTCCTTTATCATCGACAATAACCAAGATATAAATATCGCAAGGGTTGTCGTTTTTTTTGAGGGTTGCTAGCAGGCGTCCGTCTTTATATCTTGTAGATTTAACGTCTATTGTTTTGCCTTTGCAGACTAAATCTGCACCACCCCGCCTTACTGATATTGTGAGGTCTGGGCAAACATTAAGCAGCTTTGCGGCACAGAATTCTGCAACCATTCCATCAATGTCGATAGCCCACGTATCCTGATTGCCCATCTGTTGATCAGATACCTTGTTCATGGCCTCCGATCTACGCATAACTCCAAGAGTGCGACAGATAAACAATTCAGAATACGTGAGGTCTATTCTCATTAAAACGGCACATCCGGAAGATCATCAAAATTTGTTTTTTGTGGTTTTGATTGATTTTGTGATTTTTTAAACTTTTCTTTTGGCGTAAATGACAGGGATTGCCACGGATCACCGTTTTTGTCAGTTTTTGTCCACGCGGAAATCCAATATTCTTTCCCTTCAATAAGGCATGATCCTTTTACGTTAGGATGGCTATCTTTTTCACGCTTTTTGTTTTTAAAGAGCGATCCACTGAGTTCTTTCATTTCGTATGCCATATTATTCCTTTCAGTTAGATAAATTTTCTTTTCGCCATTTAGCCATTGCATTTTTGGTGGCGCTATCAAAAAGCGTCTGAAGCCCAGCCCGTTCTTCTTCTGAAAGACTTGCCTCATCCAAAATTTCGTATGCGGACTCGTAATCCTGATGTTTGCAACGCTCTTTCATGGCATCTGCAATGTCAGTTAGCAGGCTTTTTTGTTTTTCCGTAAGAGAGTCCCATGCCGTAGGTGTTTTAACTTTTGGAGCAGCCTTTGCAGCAGCATTGCCGTCATCGTCCTCGGCACCCACTCCGCAAGCCGCCGCCAGACCATAACGACGAGCATAGGTCAAAGCCGACCCAAATCCCTGCGCGTCATGCTTACTAACAGGCACCACAACAGCGCCACAGCTAAGACTTTGGCCGCTTTCGTGCCAAATAACGGTTTCTACCTTAACTGCGTCCGGAGCGTCGTGGCAGTGCTGAGTGAAGGCAAGACCGTGTTTCGCAAATGCCGGTTTAACTACCCCCATAACGCTGTTCAGGTCTGCGTATTTAGACTTAAAAAACGGATTGTCTTTATCTTTAGACGCCGATCCAATCTCCGCTTGCGCCTTAACCAGCGCCGTTGCCAGTTCTTTCATACAGCCTCCTTTTTTCTTACCCCGCATTCGTAACGTATGATTGCCCAATCCTCTTGGGTTGCCTTTCCCTCTTCTGCCCTGTCCAAAGCCTCCTCTAGTTGCTGGAACCGCTCTAACATTAATTGATTGAATTCCCCATCCACTGGTATTCCCTCCTATTCGACAAGTATACAAGATTTAATTTTATGATACAATAAAAATTCCGTGTTGTATAGAAATTTTAATTGAAAGGTAGACAATGAAGTTGAGGATGTATTTTTCAACTCTGCCAAGAGGGTCAAAATTAGCCATGTCGCATACGCTTGGTATCACTAAAACATGGCTCTCTTTGCTGATAAATGGCAGTAAAAAGCCCAGTGCGAAGCTGGCGATTGCGATAGAAAAATATACGGACGGCGTGGTGAAGCGTAAAGACCTGCGTCCTGATCTTTTTGGGGATTGATATGAAAAGCTACAAATTCCATGTCACAGCTTATCGTAAAAAGACGATCCACCTTCAGGATGCAGATGACCTAGCCTTACGCCGGATGATTGATATTTGCTTCCAAACGGAAAAGCCCCTGCCGCTGGATATTGACGAGGTTGTGGATTTGGTCAGGCTGGACAGGGATATCGTAGAACCCGTTTTATTTGAGTTCTTCTACGTTGCCGAGGACGGCTGGCACAATCTAGGGGTAGAAAAACAGATCGCAAAGTGGCGTAAATTGCAGGCCAGAAACATCAAGAATATCTCAAAAAGATGGCAAAAGCAGTAAACATATAGGGTGCCTATGGGGGGCTATAGGGGGGCTATAGGGGGGCTATAGGGGGGTTATACAACCGAATAACGAGCGTAATACGTCCGTATAAAGAACTATTGCAAATACCTAAAGAGGAGAATATGATTCTTCTCAGCGCCGTAAGAAGCGCAAAAGGTGGTATTTGAAATAGTCTCCATCGGGGACGGTCTCAGATACCGTAATTTCACACCCGCAATGGGTGGATACCGCCCGGTAATTCTTACACTGGGATCGTCCACCGATGGAGATTGTTTTATGAAACGCCCATCATTTCAGTTTTACCCTAGCGACTGGCTTAGGGATACTGCCCTTCGTACTTGTTCTGTAAGCGCACGCGGATTATGGATTGACATGATCTGCTATATGCACGAAGGAACCCCATACGGATACCTTAAGGTTAACGATAAGGTTATCCTTCCATCAAACCTTGCAGCTATGTGCGGGGCAACCTTAGAAAATGTTGAAGGATGGCTAAAAGAATTGGAAGTCGCTGGAGTTTTCAAAAGGGACGAAAACGGCGTTATCCATTCAAAACGCATGATAAGGGATGAAGATGTAAGAAATTCAAGGGCTTCCGGTGGAAAACTTGGTGGTAATCCTGCCCTATTAAAGACCTCAAAGGTTAACCATAAGGTTAATTCAAAGGTTCAAAATAAGGATAAGCAAAATCCAACCCCTTCATCTTCATCTTCTTCTTCATCTTCTTCTTCATTAGAAACAATAAAACCCTTGTCGAATAAATTCGACGAATTCTGGTCTACTTGGCCTTCCAGTACTCGCAAGGTAGGAAAAATGGCTTGTCTGAAAAAATGGGAAGCCAGAAAACTTGATTCTATTGGTGACAGAATTATTGCCCATGTGAAGTCGATGAAGAACTCTAAGGCTTGGGCTTCTGGATTTGAGCCTGCGCCATTGACGTACATAAATCAGAGCCGGTGGGAGGATTCTCAGGATCAAGTTGCAGACCCTAATGTCCTTTTTGGTCGCCGTCTTATTTCGGGAGGGGAATAATGGAACTTGAGGCTTTTCTTTCGCGGCTGGAGAAGGTGCGCGGCAAGAACGGTAGCTTTACCGCCTGCTGCCCTGCTCATCGTGATAATTCACCAAGTCTTGCGATCCGGCAGGATGGGGAGCGCATTTTGTTGCATTGCTTTGCCGGTTGTGATGTCAATTCGGTCGTTTCTGCGGTAGGTTTGACTTTGGGTGACCTGTTCCAAGAGGAAAAAAAGTGGCATCGCCAAAAACCAGCGAAACGGCAGTTTTACGCGACTGATCTGCTGCGGATTATCAACAAGGAAGCCCTGATCGTGGTTATTTGCGCCATTGATATGTCTAAGGGCAAAACCATGTCCGAGGCCGATTTGGAGCGCCTTAAGGTAGCGGCTGGCCGTATCGAAGAGGCTGTGAGGTGCAACGGTGGATAGTCTACTCGAAGACCGCGCCGCGCAGCTTGATGAAATGCGACGCATACGTGTCGTAACGAACAAGGATGTGGATTTCGAGAAGTGGGTCAATGCCACCGATCCTAGCAAGGATATACGTGACGTTTCCGTGATTCTGGACGAGCTTAAAGAATCGCTGATGGCAGGCCAGCCAGAGGTCACGTACACCATGCCGTGGGCGTCAACCAAGAAAACCTTCCAATACCGCTTAGGGGAGGTTACAGTCTACGCAGGCGCAAACGGCGGGGGGAAGTCCCTAATTACCGGACAAATCGCTCTAGGACTCATTAGACAAGGCGTAGGGGTATGTATTGCATCCTTTGAGATGAAGCCCAAAAGAACGATCCAGCGTATGTTGCGGCAGTTTAGCGGTCAGAACCTTGAGCATACCCATTTGATGGGTGGGGATATTAGTCCTTATTTTGATCGGCTGGAATCATACGCTGGCGGGAAGTTATTTTTATATGACCAGCAGGGGACGGTAAATTGCAAGCAGGTTTTGGGGGTTGCCAGATATTGTGCTGTGGAATTGGGGGTTAAACATTTCATCATTGACAGCTTGATGAAGTGTGTAGCTGGGGAGGATGACTATAACGGCCAGAAGGCTTTTATTGACGAGTTATGCTCTCTGGCGCGGGATCACAATATCCACATTCACCTTGTTCACCACATCCGAAAGCAGGATTCTGACGAGACTAAACCCAACAAGAATGACCTGAAGGGAACGGGTGCTATCGCTGATCAGGTGGACAACATTTTCCTGATGTGGCGAAACAAGAAAAAGGAACACGATCTACAGTTGAACGGCGAAGCCGATTCCAAGCAGCCGGATGCCGTTTTAATGTGCGAGAAGCAGCGAAATGGCGAGGCCGAGGATTGGTATTCTTTGTGGTATCACGCAGATAGTCAGCAATTTCTGGACTCCTTTGGTGGGCATACAATAGACTTTGATGGTTATGGAGACTTCTGAAGAAAAATTCAGGCACCAATGTCTAGTCCGCTGGCTCTTAAAAAAGAGGCTGGAAGATAAAGATGCCGCTCATCGTTTTTTGCATGGTTATACGGAAAACGGTAAACATAAAAAGGGCTGGAACGAACTGCATCCTGAATCTACTCTTGAGCGTGACGCTAGAGACCAATGGGAATTGGGGAACCGAGGTAATTACGGAGATTGGCGATGACGCCGACACAACGAAGCCTTAAATATTTACGAGAGCAGGGATACACGGTTGCCATCGTTGAAAGATGGAATGCCTTTGCCCGAATCAGGCAGGATTTATTCGGGTTCATTGATCTGCTGGCAATCAAGCCCGGTGAAACTCTTGCCGTTCAAACTACAGCTTCAGGCGTATCCGCAAGGCTTAAAAAGATTGCAGAGTCTCCGCTATTGCCAAAAGTTAGGGAGGCCGGATGGAAGATTCATGTGCATGGCTGGCGTAAGAATGCAGCAGGTAAATACGTCATGCGGATTGTGGATATTTCATGAAAAATATTTCTTGCTTTATCTGAAAATCTAATTCAGAATTACATAACAGGAGGTAGTAAATGACAGACCCAAACAAGGCAATAGATTTCATTTTTGAGAATGGTAAAAAGTTTGCGAAAGCAAAAGCGGAAAGGATTTATCTGGAGGAATACAGGAAATCTTTAAAAGCGATCCTGATGAAACGGAGTATGGAAACGGCTATTGGGGCGCAGGAGCGAGAAGCTTACGCACATGAGGAATATAGGCAGCTACTGGAGGGGCTTAAAGTCGCAGTAGAAGAAGAGGAGGAATTGAGGTGGTCGTTAGTGGCAGCACAGGCCAGAGTAGAGGTCTGGAGGTCTCAAGAAGCAAGCAACAGAGCAGAAGGGAAGTCTTTTTCATGACGGAAAAAACAGCAAATCCATTATGTCAAACTTGTCAACGAGAAAGGGCATATAAAAAAGTACTTACAGCAAACAAAAAATCAAAAAGATGGAAATGTTTAAGTTGTATAAAAAAACAATCTATCAGTTTTATAAAGATTAAAGGAGATAAAAAATTATGAAAGGCTACACAGCGTATCACCAGCAACAATTGAAGAAAGCGATTGCATACTTACGCGAACGCAAGATATATGTTGCCGACTATGGCAATAAATTTGTCCCTACCAACGCAGCAACCACGGACGTAGCTGCAACGATGGCAAGGTATCGGCAGCAAACACAAGGTCAACAGATCATCAGAGAAGTCCGTAAATTTAAATAAGGAGAAATGAAATGAAAAAGATCGTAAATGAAGTGCAAGGTGAGGGTCTGGAAAAGCTTTTGGGCGAGCGCGTCACGTTGTTCTGCATGAATTACATTTACACGGGGGTTCTTACCGGCGTAAACGATTCGTGTGTGTTGCTGACGGATGCAGCAATCGTTTATGAGACGGGTGCGTTTACCGAAACAAACTGGAAAGACGCTCAAAAACTACCACATGACTGGTATGTTCAGACTGCCAGCATTGAGAGCTTTGGAAAGCTTAAATGAGAGGCTTAAAGCAAAAATATAGGTTGGGGTCGTGGTCGGGGTCGTGGTCGCGGTCGGGGTCGCGGTCGGGGTCGGGGTCGTGGTCGTGGTCGCGGTCGGGGTCGTGGTCGTGGTCGGGGTCGCGGTCGCGGTCGTGGTCGGGGTCGTGGTCGGGGTGTCAATAATCAGGAGAGCGAAATGAGTGATCTGATGCGAAAGCAGATTGAACATCAAGCAGGACAAAACACAGACCGCGAACTGTGGCGTGAGCGCGAGGGCGATTATTACGCCGATAGCATCCATGTCACGAAGGGCGGAGGAATCGGCATTGATTGCGGCGGCAGCGTAATCGTGATGCCGTTGCGTAAGTGGCACGACATGGCCCTGCGCGCCGAAGCCGCCGAGCGCAAACTAGCCGAGGCCGTGGCTGCGGAACGGGAGGAGTGCGCGAAGGTGTGTGAAAACGATGTAATGGCTTGCACAAACTTTGAGCCAGAAATACGGGCTTGCGAAGAGTGTGCCGCCGCAATCCGAGCGAGGGCGAAATGAAAAAGAGAGACGAAGAAATACTTATCTCGCATCTTGAGTATCTGGCCGAGCGAAACAAGGATATTGCTACGTCTTTGCGTAACATATTAAGCCGCATTGACGACCAAGGCGCTGCGCTCAAGGCCATGCTGGACAAATTATCGAAGGACAAGCCATGACCAAAGACGAATCCGCGCTGTTCTTGCCACGCAGATGGAAACTTTCCGATGATGGTTTCGGCGTCCAGCGTGATGACAAAGACGGCAACTACGTTTACGCGTCCGACGCCCTAGAAGTAATCGAGCGCATCGTTGCCGAGCGGGATGCGGCGGAGAAGGATGCCGAAAGATTACGCAACGGCGAGGTTATCGGATTTCGCAAAGACGACTACAAAGGGCGCGCATGGTGGTCGGGTGGAACGTGGCTGAACAAAGGACAAGAAGTTATCGTTGTTGATGCAATCGACGCACAGGAGCCGAAATGACCGATGAGAAGTATGAATACAGGGTATACAAGGTGGGGTTTGTTGAGCTAGAGGCGGGGAAGTACACAAGGAAAGATTTACAGGAGTTAATCGAGATGCTCGACAAAATGAACGAAGCTAACGAACGGAGCATGAAAAGATGATTGCAGATGGATACTACGTAACATTGCAGTGTGATTTTTGCCCGCCGGATATGCCGCCGCATGTCAGTAACTTCTACGGCTACACGCAGAAGCAGGCATACGATCTTGTACGCGGGGCGGGCTGGAAGGTTTACCAAGCGCAGCATAAGGCCAAATGCCCTGATTGTTTTAAGTCGCAACGCAAAGCGAGTAAGAAGTAAAACCTGATTTAAATCGACAAGGATTACGAGAAATGGCAACACACACAGATCATCCAATGCGTCACTGGGATAGAACTTGCCCAGCGTGTCAGGAAAAAGACAAAAAAATATCCCAATTAACCGCAATGACAAAAGAACCCACAAAACTTATGGCAATACCGGAAATTATGGAAGCGGCTGGATGGGTGCGGAAGAAAGAGTGGGTTGGGCTGACGGATGAGGAACGACACGAAATTCGTGAGTGGCAAAGGATTCAGGAAGAACTTGGCCCTGTATGGTCTCCAATGATGATGTATTTGTATCTCGCCATCGAAGCCAAACTGAAGGAAAAAAATTTGTGAAACACGGCGTTAATTGGCGCAAATCCTATTGCAAAATAGGAGATGAAATTCCTGTATATCCATTTAATTGGAGAAGAAAACCATTTATTGGGATTGTGAGCAAAATCAAAAAGAATAAATATGGCAGGATTAGTTATGTTATTTCCGGAATGGATGTTTTTACTGAGGAACTTTGGCCTGCAAAAAATCAAGAGAAATTGAAAATCAAACTAAAGGTAAAAATATAAAATGACATTAAAAATAGTTTATGAAATGACCTGTGATTTCTGCGGTGTAAATATAGGAGGCGTGGATACTTACACACTAGCTCCTTACGCTCCGGCACAGGATATTAGATTGCCTGCACCGAGAGTTTCAGGATATGGGATTGGGGAATACATGGGATGCTCTGATTGTATATACAAAGCTAGGGAAGCATTAAAGGAAAAAACATGACCCGCGAAGAAGCTCGTGTATGGCGCAAGCTGGAGGACTACATC